GAGCCAAGCATGCCGCCTCCAAGGCCGGCCAGTATTTGCCCGGGAACACCAACGCCAGCCTGTTCAGCCATCTGAGTAGCACCTGCTGCTCCCGCTGCTCCAGCCATCTGTTGACCGGGCTGTGATTCTAGCATTTTTCCAGCTACTGCTCTTAACGAGGTCGGAGCGGCACCTGCCATTAAAGCCTTACCTACACCAACACCAGCAACAGTCTCTGCGATTGCTCCAGTCATTGCCTGAGCAACTTTTGCAGACGACATCTCAGCTTTAGGGACACCAAGGTACGTCAGCAGATGCTGCATTGCCTCATCAGGCTTACTGTAGTTTGTTCCAAATATCCGATTAATGCCTTCTATGGCAGGACCAGTTAGTGCGACGGCAGCAGCGCCAGCGAGTGGCGCTCCCACAGCAGCACCAGCCAATGCGCCGGCTCCAATCGTAGCTGCGCCTCGAAGCGCCCCAGCTGCGATCTGTGCTGGCTGAGATGCTTGCGGTTCGACGTTGCCCATCGGCTGTTGAAGCATCCCGGCTTGCTCGACTGGCATTTGCACGCCGGTAGGAGCCTGCTGCTGATTGTACAACGCCATCAACTCAGCGTCTGACAGCTTGGACAGATCCTGAGGCTGTACCTCTACTGGCTGCTGTTGCTGTTTGTACAGAGCCATCAACTCTGCGTCTGACAGTGTAGACAGGTCAGCCATATTATTTGTTTAACGGAAGTCCACGCCTGAGCATTTCGGCTTGCACCGGGTTGAGTCCAGAAGGAGCCACAGGAATGTTGCCAGTGCTTATGGGCAATCCGGGTGCGCCAGCAGGACCAGCAGCCTGCTTCTTCGCATCCTCAAGAAGCTGTTCACTGCTTGGAAGCACAAAGATATTTTTGGGATCAAGATTTCGCTTCCTGTATACAGGTTCAAGATTACTTTGATACTCTTTGTATTGCTTTTGCGGAGCTTGAAGCATTTTGAATGCTTGATCTTTTAACTCCTTGCGCTTTGCATCACTAAGCGAGCCATTATTTGCCAACTTTGCCTGAAGTGATCCGATGTAATCACTCAAAGTAACATTTTTGACTCCTCCCTTTTCTGTGACACTAACAACAGATCCAGGATCTCCCATTTTAACAAACTGAGTCAAAAGCGTCTCGTCTCCAGATGCATTTGGAGCCGCTTCTTTCATCATCTCAAAGGCTGTGCGGCTATCAATGTACTTTCGCACAAATGGATTAGACTCAACGTGAGCACGTTCTGCCGCCTCAACCTCAAATATCTTATCTTTATTTTTCTGAATATCGGCCAGAGAGATCCCGTTGTCTGCCTCGTACTGCTTGATTCGATTGTTAAGAAGCAGACCTTCTTGTGCTGCATCTTCCTTCTTTGTCTCTGCCTCAATCTTTTTAGTTTTTGCAAGTTCCCCAATCTGTTCAATAACAGACTTACCTTTGTCCCCACGAAACACAATCTGAGACATGGCTATAAGGGATTGGGTCTTCTCAGGATTTTCATCAATCTTAGTGCGCAGATCCTGTAACTGAGGAACATACTGCTTGAACTTGTCACTTCCTTCAGCAGCCTTAATGCTTTCATCAAGCACGGATAATGCGTCATCTTTCTTGCCAGTAACACCTGCAAACAAAAGTTTTTCTGATGTCTTATCGAGAAAAAGCTGCCCCTCAGCAGGAATTGCTTTTCTAATTTCTCCCGCCCGCACAAAAAGTGTTGGATCGTATTTGTGAAACTCAACTGCCGCCTGCTGAAGATTGTCTACCGTAAAGTTCTCAGATTTTGAAAGCCATTGCAACCTAGTGTCTAGTTCCTTTTGCTTTCCAAGGTCGTAGTTTCTAGCATTGGTCATCGACTCAGAACTTGCAGCAGATGCTAGTGCAGATTTCTCTGCCGCCCTCATCTGGGCCAACTCCAGCGGCTGCCGCTCCTGCGCGAACTGCGCCTGCTGCTGCTGAATGCCGGCCTGCTGCTGAGAAAGCTCCTGCTGCTGCTGAAGCCCCTTGAGCTGCTGAATCCCCAGTAAACTCTGTAGGAAGTTCTGCGCCGGAGGCTGCGGGATATTAACCGTGTAGTCGTATTGTCCAGCCATAGAATTATTTATTGAGCGATAGCCCACCCACCTGCGCCACCCGGAGCAGTGGGCGCAGTATAGTTAACCGGAGCGCCACCATAAGCCTTAGAAGCCGCAGCTTCACTGCCGTAGAAGCCGCCGGTACCAATCCCAGAAAAGAGAGTTGTTGCGGCTGGCTTATTTGCAGCAGTCATCATCGAGTAGTTCTGGATTCCTGAGTTTATCGATCCAGAGATTCCAGCAAGTCCTTGAGCCTGAGCATTTGCCGCACCAATAGTTCCAGCAGCCTGCGCTGCGCCTTGGCCCACCATCAGATTACCGATGTTCTGCGCTGACTGCTGGCCGGCTGCGCCAACTCCTGCGGCAGAAGCCTGCCCAAGGCGTAAAAGGTTTTCCGCCGATGTAGATCCAAGAGAAGTCAATCCAGCCAATTTTCCGTACTGAGACTCAATTAGCTGATTAAGAAGTGCGGGCCGAAATTGACCCAGAGCAGCCTGAACATTGCCGCCGCGAAGTCCACCGGTAGCCGATGCGTTCTGGAGAATACCTTGCTCGCCTTGCTTGGCGAGTTCTTGGAACTGGGCTCCCTGCTTGATCTGCTCAATGGCTGCCTGCTGCGCTGCATTGCCGCGAAGTCCAGCAAGCCCCTGCATACCTTGAAGCGCGCCGGGACCAGCCTGAATGTATGGCTGAGTCAGGTCTACTTTTCCAGCCTGAACATACGGCTTTAAAATTTCTTGAAGCTGTTGAAACTGAGTTTTTTGCTCCTGAATTGCTTTATCCTGAGCCGCCGTTTGTTGTGCGGCAGCTTCTGAAGCTGCGTCAGAAGCTTTATTTGAAGAGTATATTGCAGCGCCTCCACCAATTACTGCGCTTGCTACTGCTGCTGCGGCGAGCCATCCCATATTAAAAATCCTTTCTGTTTTTTAGAAAAATATCACTCCATGCTTCTAGCCTTGAGCGAACAAACAAAAGTGGAACTATCTCTCTAGGAATCCCTAAAACATAAGCAACTGCTGCTGTGTAAATGCTTGGATTTGGATAAACATCCTTTCCAAACTCGTGCAGTGCCTTGGTTTTCTGATCAATCAGTAAATAAACAGAACTCCAGTTTTGTTTCAAAAGTAAATCAACTTTGCTCCAAGCGGGATCTGGCTCTCCTTTTACAAAAGAATTCCCCCATCCCGGCTGAATGCCATCAAAGTGTTTTCCTGAAAGAAGATCGTAAGACTGAATCAAGGGACCATGCATGCCTCCAAGAGTCATCAGAGCTGCTGCTATTGATTGAAAATAGTTGCCTGAACCTCCAGCGGAATTTGCGACAGCAACGCTTGAGGCGTTGTTCCTAAAAGAGCTAATCGCGTGAGCAGCATGAAGCTCATTGAGAAGTTCTATCTCCTCAACTGATGCGGGTTCATCTCTCCAGAAAAAAATCATACTGTTCCTGCTGCTTTTTGAATTAAAAATGGAATATGTTGAATATTAAGAACTTCCATTCTTTTTATTCTTTTTTCTGGAAACTCAACTTCAGGCCGGCACCATTCCCAAATCTCCTTTATTCTCAAATAAATCTCTGAAAATTTAACTCGAAGAGCCGTGGTAATGCGAGACAAACACTCCTCAAGATGATCAAAAAAAACAGAGCACTTAACCTCATCCAATCCAGAGACTTTACAGAATGAATAAAGCGCCTCGTTCTTGTCTCTCTCAATGATTACCCACCTTGAATCTGGATGCTTCTGCTTTATCATGTCGTATGACATTGAGATCGTTGAATCTGAATTTCCAATCTGATTTCCAGATTCAAGCTCACGCATAAACTCGTCCAGCGATTTGCCGTCCCTGTCATGGGCGCAATCCAGAGCTACAGACAGCCATGCTGTCATGCTCCTTGGATACCCAGTGATAAAGAACGGCTGATCCACTAGGTCACTTCCCTCCCGGATGCGGTGAATGTCAGCGAGGTAGCCGTCCCAGCGAGCGTCGAGATAAAGCCGCCGGACTCAAGCACCTGACCAACCAGTTCAGGGCACAGATAAGTCTCACCAGGCACAACGGTGCGGGTCTTCACGATCAAGTTCCCGTTGCCGGCAGAACCCGCAGACGCCACGAGATTCGCGCTGAACGTGACGTTCGCAGAGTTCGTGTTGGTGACGGTAGCCTTGTCGATGATGGTCTTGCAGTTGACAGCAGTGTACTGCGTGGTCTGCGAAGCCTCGATCTGCTTGGCTGGAACGATATTTTTGACTGTGACGGCCATGGTTAAGAGATGTTGTCGGTGACGGTAAGAATCACGGAAGGAATGGCAGGAACTGGTGCGCTGGCTGCCGAGGCCAAAATCTGGCAGTGAATGTCATCTGTGCTCCAGACTAGCTCGAAGTAATCTCCAGAGTTCATCTGCAAAACAAAATTCCATGCAGCAACCGTTTCACCGGCGCTGCCTTGGAGACGAATCTGCGATGCCGAGGCCGGAATGTCAACTCCGTTTACTCTAGGCCAGATATAGAAAGACCCTGTTCCACCGTTGGTTTTATTGATCTGAGCCGAGAACTGAAAATTGTAAATACCGTCTGTGTCGAGATAAACACGGCTTGTGGGCGTTCCAACGGCTACGCCAAACGACAAATCAGTGGTGTTGTACGTTACCGGATACGCCGTATCAATGTAAGCAGCAGTCTGTGTCACTGAGCTTTGGAAGACTCCATACCGCTTCCGCTTGATCTCAGCAATAGGTGGCAAGAGATCCGGTTGATGAACAAAAGGCACAATCGGCGGAGCAATGTTGTCGCTGCCGCTGAACTGCACTACCGGCGGAGCAATGTCTACCGTCTGAGTGACAGTCGCCTCGGGAGGAGCCAGCGCCAGCAGCTCCAGAGCGTCAGCAAGTCTCGATATAGCGTCCACGGCCTGCTGCGCCCGAGAATCGGCGTTTGCGGCGTTTATTGAGGCAGCTTCTGCTGAAGCTGTGTTCTGCACGATCTGAGACGGGACAATGTCAAAGAGCTGCTCAAAAGCTCGGATCGCCCGCTGCGACGGCAGAAACTTGGCAAGCTCCGCTCGCAGTAGTCTGTTTGGACCTTCCATATTAGACAGCAAGCGGTTCTATTCGTGCCTCAAGCCGAGCGATAGCAAGCTGCGCGTCACTTGTTCCTCGGAACTTCTGCGCCCTCCACTGACGCATTCTGCCCTGTCTCAGCCACGAGAGCCTCTTCCCCCGCACGCCAGTTAGGCCGGCCTTGCAGACACGCTCCTGACTCCAGGTTCGCCCGTCCTCAGTGTATGAGGTCCAGATACTGGGATCAGCGCCAAAGATGGCGTTCCCAGTCAGCGCAATCAGCTCCAATTCGTGAAAGATGAGCCCCCGGCTTTCGTTGTACACAATGACAGTTGAAAACTCCCAGCCGTTTAGTTCGCCCCAGTGCGAAGAAAGTGTATCGGTAAGGTATCCGAAATTCACACTTTTTGTGTCCCCCACAATCCACCTGTTGTAGATCCAGATAAAGTTTTGTGCCCGGTACTCAGCCTTTTCAACGATGCTAGTTGTGAGAATGTACCACACCGGAGTGCCAGCCTTGGCTGTGCTGGCACCGTCAAACACAAGCGTCTGATCGGGTAGATGGATGTACAGTTGGCGGAAATCCTTGTTCACCCGAGATTCCAGATGCACCAGAGAAAGCTCTGCCTCAGTGTAGTCAGCAAGAATCTGGTCCATTTCTCTGCTTGAGACTTTTTCAGCAATGCCGGCGGAGATTACCCAGACTCCGACTGATTCATTCCGACCGCCGCCCAAGAAAGCGATGGTATCCATAAACAGACAGCAGGCATTGGTGCCTACAACTCCGCGTTGAACCTGGGCGCCCTCCACACGCTGAAACGGAAACAGACTGCCGCCCACGTTATTGAAGACTTCAATCGTGTTACGGTTAAGAGCGTAGACCTCGTTCTTGACCTTCATCAAGGCCACAATCGGATCAGGGTCAGCTTCAGAAGAGCCGTACTTAAGCGGGTTGACGCTGAAGGGGTCGTTAAGCTCTGTGACCACAAGATACGACCCGTCGGTCGTCATAAAGTACCCGTCTACCCATACAAAATCGAGCACCGTCCCAAGGTCAACGTCCGTGACCTGTTGAAGACCAGTAGCTGGCTTATACAGGAAGAACTTCCCACTGGAAGCCACGGCCAGATAGTCAAACGAGTAGTCGAATGTTACGAGGCTTGTTCCGCCCACGTCCCCGATGACGGTGACAACGTTGGTGCTTGAAATCGACACCAGCTTGGTGCCCATGACACGGTAGAGAAGGCCGTTCCAACTGATGGCTCCACGGTCAATGCCGGGACCAGCCCCGAGAGCTACAATCCCATCCGCAGGTCGAAAGTACCCGTCAGAGATGCCTTCCTT